TTCCCGTTCTTCCCACCGTTCTTCCCATTCTTCCCATTCTTCCCACCGTTCTTCCCGTTCTTCCCACCGTTCTTCCCGTTCTTCCCATTCTTCCCACCATTCTTCCCGTTCTTCCCACCGTTCTTCCCATTCTTCCCACACTTCACAGGTGGCGGTGGCGGTTGCGGACCAGCATGTTATAGACCATGGTGGAACTGCCCATCAACAGCACCATGCTGTGGAAACTGCTTCTACTAATGAACATGCTATACTATAATAAAAGGAGATACACTTTATGTACGTTATATTAACAAAAAATGGTGACAACACCTGGGACGCAATAGATCAAATAGATCCTTATTCCCTAGCAGATACAAGTGTTATAGATGCAGCATTTGATGCTGGTCTTCCAGTTATTGGTATGAATGCATCGCTACACAAAACCTCTGCAACAAGAGGGGCAGTATGGGACGGAAATTCATTTGTTGGAGAAAACCTTAATATAGCGGTAGATCAGGAATATTTAGATGGAATTAATAGATATGTATTCTTATCTGACAATAAAGTTGTATTTTCAATTACGGCTGCAAAAGATTCTTCTAACATAGAAATGATTGACGCAGCCTTTGATGGAGAAACAATATTAGTAAAAACTGAAACTGAACCAATTGATAAGGTTGGAAAAACCTTTAATTGGGACGGAACAAACCTTACTCTAGTTGAATAAAATAAAAAATCTTAATAATATATGTCTAAAGCAAAAGAGTTACCACTCAATGTTTTAGGCATATTTTTATAGGTATATGTTATAATGGTTATAACAAAGAAAGGTAGTTTCCATGAGCGCATATGATGAAAACTCAAACCACTGGTTTACAAAAGATAGATCAGAGACAGCATCAAATAGAATTCCAACAAGACAAATGAATCAGACCGTTAGTGTTGAAAACCTCGGTTTGGGCTTACATGTATATCATGACACGTTTTCTTTAGAAGACGCAAACAGATACATAGGAGTTCTTGAATCCAACTTATCTCATGGAGGTAAATACAAATGGTCAGAAGCCCAAGTAACAAACTCAACAACACCAATTAAAAAAGCAAGAGATTGTGTAGATTTTAAATATAAGCAAGAAAATCTAGGGCCAAAAGATGAGCATAATGCAGAACTAATTGATCTTCATGAAGAAATATATCAAAAGTTAAAAATGTGTATAGATGATTATGCACAATATTGGGGAATCAATGTTGTATATTATGAAGCATTCAACTTTGTTAAGTATGAAGGAGAAGGAACTCATTTTAATATTCATGCTGACCATGGACCAGCATATAACTGCACTGTCTCTGCTGTAATCTATATTAATGATGACTACGAAGGCGGAGACTTAAAGTTTCCAAGATTAGATAATTTGGTATATAAGCCAAGAGTAGGAGATATTGCCGTATTTCCTTCAAACTATATTTATGAGCATGCGTCACTTCCAATGAAGTCAGGCACAAAATATTGTGTAGTCATTATGACAGATATTAATGAACTGAGTCACTAATGAGTGATGAAAAATACAATATAGCAACCTTTAGATCATTCAGAGCATGGCTAAACAAAGACAGCAAATCTGTACCAACTTCAACTCAAAATGAAATTCCAGAATGGTATAAAGATGCTGACAGATTTGCAAAAATGCCAAATGGAGAATACTATAAAGCACCCAAAGGAACTTGTCCTTTTCCTAAAGAAGGAACCGATGATGATTATGGAAGAATTCCTACCTGGAAAGCCTGTCCAGCGATACTTGATGCTTTTATAACTGGATATGTTTTAAAAACTCCATGTGACTTAGAGTTTTTTAAAAATGCTCAGGGCACAATTGATGTCAAAATTAGTGATCCAAAATATAAAGACTTTGTTACAAAAAGACCGCCAATGCCACAGTTTGAACATCCAAAGGGGTTTTACCAACACCATTTTGCATGGTACCCAGACTGGGAAGTCTCTCTTCCAGAAGGCTATAGTGCTTTGTTTATGACTCCTATGAATAGATTTGATTTGCCATTCCTAAATACTTCTGGAATTATTGATAGTGATAAAGTTTCTATACCAGGAACTTTTCCATTTTTCGTTGCCGAAGGTTGGGAAGGCTTGATACCAGCAGGAACGCCATACATGCAGTTTCTTCCTTTTAAAAGAGAAAACTGGGATCATGAAATAGAAATATTGGATCAGGTTACAATTTATGATAGAATGGTTACTAATATGAAAACTTATAGACAGCCAGACGGCGGGGTATATAAGAACAAAGTTTGGTCAAGAAGAGAATATAGATAAGGAATACATAATGCAAACATGGACAGATAAGCAAGACCTTGGCAATGGAATCTTTTGCTACAAGGGTGTAATCAAAAAAGAAATTGATGTTATTAATAGACTAGAGTCTAATCTTAAGCCTGTAGGAGATACCACAGGATATGCTTGGCTACCTGCGTATGTGGGCTACAAGCAGTTAATGCCAGATTATAGAGATTGTAATGATTTTAAGTTTAAGAAAACAGATATAGAGTATGATAAAAGCCCCACAAGTTTAAAACTTCAGGAACTGTGGCAAGATGTATACGACGCACAGGCACCAGCAGTTGAAGACTATTGCAAGATCCACAACATTCATGAACTAAAGTACTGGGAAGCGTTTAACTTTATTAAGTATGGACCAGGCCAGCACTTCCAAGAGCACCACGATCACGGCTTCTCATACAACTGTACAGTGTCTCTTGTTGCTTATGTAAATGATGATTACGATGGTGGAGAACTAAACTTTAGATTACAAGGTTTGACTGTAAAGCCAGAGGCTGGAGATCTATTTATATTCCCTTCAACATTCATGTATCCTCATCGTGCAATGCCAGTACATTCAGGAACAAAATACTCTATTGTTACTATGCTTGACTACAATAAAAAGTTCCACACTCCAGAAATGTATGTTGCGGATACAGACTAATGTATAACATCTTAGTAGAAAAGGCTCCAGGTTGCATATTTGAAATTAATCCTATGTCTATTAAAAGAGACTGGATGGACGCTACTTCAGAAAATCATGCCTACAGATGCTTTCCAGTAACGCAAGCAAACGTAGTTGGATATAGCCTTTCCTGCAAAGAAGACATAGAGTTTGAGTGGGACGGAATAAACGATCAAACTCCTGATCGTGTTAAAATATTTAGTCCAGAAAGAGCGTATTCTGGTAGAGGACAATCATCAATAAGTATGGACACTGGATTGATATTTAGAACAGACACTGACGTTAGCATGTTTGCTATAAATCCAGTAAACTATTTTAGTGATGAGTTTGAGACAATGTCTTCACTAATTAGCACATCTTTCTATGACAACCCTTTCCCTTTAGCACTTAAGGCAAAGACAGCAAATAAAAGAATAGTCATTAAAGCAGGAACTCCAGTTGCAACAATTATTCCAATATCTTTGACACAACTAAATAACACAGTTATAAAAATGGTTGACTATAAAGATGAGGACAGAAAAAGGGTAGAAGCAAACATCTCATATGGTGAAGCAGCCCAAGTTCTAAACTCTACTGGAGAATGGACTGACTGGTATAGAAATGCTGTTAACGAAAAGCAAGAGTCTCTAGGGTCTCATGAAGTAAAGACTTTAAAACTTATTGTAGAAGATCAAACAACTCAGGGCAGATCATGAATGAATTAAATCCAACACACTCTGATATAGTTAATGACTACATCAAAAGTTCTAAAGAAGGAAAGGTTGGTCATTACATGATAACTGTTTCAAGAGATGGAGAGTCTCCTGTAAGATCTATTATATCCTTTGATAATCTAGAGCAGGCCTTAGAGGGTTATGAAATGTATCAAGATGCTGGTTTTGCAAAAGACTACCTCACAGTTTCTATGTATGAGCCATCTGGGAAAATCAATACAAAAGTTTTAAAAAGAAACCACGCAGGAGATCCATCATTTGTAAGGCAAAACTATATTGATACAGTCGAAGCATTGCATTCTTTGAAGGATAAGTTAGACAAGAAAGACTATGAGGATGTCTGTATTAAGATTGTTACTTCTTTTGCAAAAGATAATTGGAGATTCAACACAGAAAGATTCTTAAAACAACTAGAGATAGAGAGGACATTGTAGGGAAAAACCCTATGATATAATTCAATTATGGACAAAATGGATGCTTCTGTTGTAATTAGAAAACCGTCACTAACGCCATCTGGCTGGTTTGGTAATGGTAAAGAGATGATTGTTGAGTTAGAAAATTTTATGACTCAAGAAGAAATAGAGTTTTTAGAGAAGGCTGCAAAGTCTTTGACAATCTGGGATGTAACTCAAAGCCACGTTAACGAAAACGGAACAGTTGTATATGACTCTGAGTACTGGAAAGATCGAGTAGCCACTAGCCCAACTTTAGATAAAAATGATCCAACAATCGCTCCAGTAATCGCAGGCCTGTTTCAAAGGCTTAAGCCAATCGTTGAAGAGTTCTATAAGGTAAAGGTTACCCCTACTGGGACAACTATCGTCAGATGGCTTCCAGGCCAGTTTCAGAACCCTCACGCAGACAAGGAACTGCACGAAGGGCCAGATGCTGGACTTCCAAATGATTTTCCAAACTATGATCTTTCAAGCCTATTTTATTTAAATGAGGACTATGAAGGTGGAGAGTTATACTTCCCATTACAGGGTGTACAGTTTAAACCTAAAAAGGGAGCAGCGTATTTTTTCCCAGGGGATATGAATTATGTCCACGGAGTAACAGAGATTAAGAGTGGTATTAGATACACATGTCCATTCTTCTGGGAGATAACAGAGCACACAGGAGACAGAAAACCATGACAGAAAAACTCCTAGAGCATATTGAACTTTATCCAAAGATATTTGTATACAAGAATCTTTTTAAGGATATCACTAAGACACTTGAGATATTAAAAGACGAAAGCGAAGATGCTATTTTTAGTCCTTGGACAAAGTGGTCTCACTTCGGAGAGTACATGAATCCATTGTTTAAAGATTATCCACACACTATGAGTATTGAAGAAATTAGGAAGATAAAAACAAATACAGAAAAAGAAGAAGCACAAAAAGTTGCAGTGCTAGAAGTCTTTGAAAACTTTCATTTAGCCACACAAGATTACATACTTAAGAATAATGTTGATTTTGATAAAGAAAAAATCTTAGTAAATCGTGAAGGAGAATCTTTTAATCAGTGGACAACTAATGGCCCAGCAATAGCAAGATATAAAACAGATATAGAAGACCCATTAGCAATGGCCTATCACTCTGATTTTATTAGAGAGCCAATTGTCAGCCCAGGATATAAGTTTGGAATTACTGCTTTAACATACTTTAATGATGATTATACTGGTGGAGAGATTGACTTTATTGTTGATGGAGAAGCCTATATGTATAAGCCAGAAGCAGGAGACTACTTGATATTTCCTTCTGGTCATCCAGACATACTAACAAAAGAAGGTCAAGTATATCTTCATGGAGTCATGCCAGCCAAAGGAGAAAAGAAGTATATCTCCAGAATGTACTGGATGAAGTATGAGATTGGTGATGATGAGTGGTTTGAAAAAGAGGCTGAGTTTGGAAAAGATGTTTGGAAAGAAATGCAGCCAGATATTATGCAAAAGTTTAGAGATGCCCATCCTAATAAAATGAATGCCGATAAAGAAAAGAGAATAAAATGAACCTAGAAAACAAGAAAAGAATTACAAAAGATATTGTAGTTTATGAAAACTTTATTGACGAAGAAACTTGTCAAAAAATGATAGAAGCGTTAGACGCTCAGGCAAACAACGGAAAAATCTCTTGGATGCCTATATCATTCTATGAGTCATATTCCTCTGTTCTTCCACAAGATAATGATCAGGAAGTCCTGGATGCTGGATTAGAGCCAACAATCTTTTCAGATATTGAAAGCAAGATGCCAGAAGCAATTGCCTCAGTGCATGATTTAGATCCAAAAATAATTTCTAAGATTGGTTACCACACACAAAAGTGGGAACCTGGAGCATATGCAAGAATTCATTCAGATAATACTGACGAGAAAGGAAACTCTGGGGCATTTACAAGAAGTAGGTATGCAGGATTTCTTTATCTAAACGATAACTTTGAAGGTGGACTATTAAGGTTTCCAGATCAGAATATTGAGATTCAGCCAAAGGTTGGAATGCTTGCAGTGTTTGACGGCGGATTTAACAACATGCATGAAGTCTCGCTTATTACAAGCGGAGTGAGATATACTATTGGATCATTCTGGGATGACAGAGAAGAGTCAGACTATCCGCAAGAACTAAGAGATGCTTGGGCTGCAGAAATGAAAGAGACTAGAGCCAAGCAAGAAATCGAAAGAGCCGAATGGCAAGAACTTTTAAAAGAAGGTTGGAAGTTAGATGCTAATGGAAATAAGTATAAGGTGGAGGACCTATAAATGGAAGTCTTTTTAAAAAAAGAGTTTGATGATGCAGGATATAACACCGAAGTATTTCACGATGGCGTTTTATTTATTAACGACTTTTTAAAAGACAATGAGTTAGATACGTTGCTAGACATAATCAAGATAACGCCCAATGAAGACTGGTCAATCGAGTATACAAAGAATCTTGCTAGATTTTGTATGGAAAAGTTTGGACGAGATGATGTTGACAACCTAGTTGCTGAAGGTAAGTTTGAAATAACTCAAGGTTGGGAAGATAAAAACCTAGACATCACAGATAAAGAGATTAGCAGAACTCTTCAGTTAAGACTTGGAAAACTTCTAACCTTAGCAGATCCATCTCTAGAACTTGCTGGATTTGGAACACTCCAGAGAATGCAGGCTGGAGTTGAGTTAAAGTCTCACACAGACCAACACACAGACCCATCGATTAAATATGCTGCTATACTGTATATCAACGATGACTATAAGGATGGAACTCTATTCTTTAAGAATAAAGAAAATTCAGACTTAAGGCCAAAGCCAGGAACATTACTTCTTTTCCCAGGAAATGAAGAATATGAACACGGAGTTCGTTTTGTAACAGAAGGACCAATTCGTTATGTTACAGTAGGCTTTATAAAAATTACAGGTTTTTATGAAGAGAATAAATTTTAAGGAGATATAAAATGGACAGAGAAATACTTGAAGAAAAGGTTTACTACTACACAAATGTAATTGAAGACCCAAAGAAACTTGTTGAGGCAATTGAAAATGACAACAAGGATGAATGGGGAGAGTGGATGGCATGTAGCGGACAGCACTATGTCTACGGAACAGATAAGACTATTGCTCTCACTCCAGATGCCGATGAACAAAATAAGTATATCTATAATACTTTGCAAAAAGCATTTGATGATGTAGCAAGAGACTACGCAGCAGCCCACGGTATAACTGAAGAGCCAAAACTATTTCCTCAATACCCAATCAAGAAGTATCAAGCAGGAACATTTATGGGTGCACACTTTGATCAGCAAGAAGGAGACGAAAGACTTAAGGTTTCTTTTGTAATGTATCTTAATGATAATTATGAGGGTGGAGAAATCTCTTTTACAATTAGAGATCCAAAGGGTCCTATCCAGGGTCCAACTCCAGATTCAGATTTTGCAAATGCAGATAAAAATGCTTATGATTTTTTTGTTAAGCCAAAAGCAGGAAGTATTATTGTATTTCCTCCATCACCACCTTATCACCACACAGCACACTTAGTCAAGAGTGGTGAAAAGATTATGGTTCCGCAACACTGGATTCACTAATTCTATTACTGAATTAGTTTTTACATAACTCTAAACAATACATTTAGGTAGAGTTTTACTTTTTAGAAAACTCTGCTATACTTAAGACTATTCCGTTTTTGAAAGGACGATACACATGTCAGATTTTTTTAGTTTTAAACTTCCAGAGGACTTCGTAGAAAAGTACAAAAGCCAAGAAAGCCCATTCGGGTTTAAAGATGCAGCAGAAAATTCACTTGGAGAAATTACTTTTATTCGTACTTACTCTCGTATGAAGGAAGATGGAACTAAGGAAAGATGGCACGAGGTTTGTCGTCGTGTAATCGAGGGAATGTACTCAGTTCAAAAGAATCATGCTAAAGAAAACCGTTTGCCATGGAATGACTATAAGGCTCAGAAGTCAGCACAAGAAGCATTCCAAAGAATGTTTGAATTAAAGTGGACACCACCAGGTCGTGGTATGTGGGCATTTGGAACTCCTATGACTATGGAGAAGAAGAACTCAGCAGCACTACAGAACTGTGCCATGGTCTCCACAAAGGACCTTGATAAGAATGATCCAGGAGCCCTATTTGCCTGGGTTATGGATGCATTGATGCTTGGCATTGGTGTAGGGTTTGATACAGTGGGACAGGATAAGAATTTTTCAATCTATGCCCCAACAGAACCAGAACAGGTGTTCGAAATTCCAGACACTCGTGAAGGTTGGGTAGAGTCAGTCAGACTTCTAATCAACTCATATTTGAGAGCAAACCAGAGCATTCAGAAGTTTAACTATGATTTGATCAGACCTCTTGGAGCCCCTATCAAGGGCTTTGGAGGCGTTGCATCAGGACCTGCACCTCTTATCAAGTTGCACGACCAGATAGACCGTGTAATCGGCTCCAGAGGCGGAGAAACACTAGACTCTCGTGCTATTGTAGACCTAGTAAACCTCATTGGTACCTGCGTGGTATCAGGCAATGTCCGCAGATCAGCAACTCTTGCTTTAGGTAATGCAGGCGATGAAACATTTATGAATCTAAAGAATGCAGAACTATTTCCAGAGCGTAACTCGTTTGACCCAGACAATCCAGGTTGGGCCTGGATGTCAAACAATTCTATTTCAGCAGAAGTAGGAACAAAGTACGAAGACTATGTAGATTTAATTACGGAAAACGGAGAACCAGGTTTTATCTGGCTAGATGTTGCTCGTAATTATGGACGACTAAAGGATGCGCCAGACGGTAAGGATTATCGTGTGATGGGATTTAACCCATGTGCGGAGCAGCCATTGGAATCATACGAACTATGTACACTTGTAGAAGTGCACTTGAATCGTCATGAATCTAAGGAAGACTTCCTGCGTACCCTTAAGTTTGCATACCTTTATGGAAAGACCGTAACACTTGTTCCAACACACTGGCCACAAACAAACGGTATCATGCAACGCAACCGTCGTATTGGTACGTCACTAACAGGTATAGCATCATTTGCAGATCAAAAGGGTTTGCCAATTGTTCGTGAGTGGATGGATGAGGGATACAACAAGATCCGTCACTATGACCACCAGTATTCAGAATGGCTTTGTGTTCGTGAATCAATTCGTGTAACAACAGTTAAGCCATCAGGATCAGTTTCAATTCTTTCTGGTGCAACTCCTGGGGTTCACTGGGGACCTGGAGGAAACTTCTTCCTTCGTGCAGTTCGATTTGGAAACACAGATCCAATGATGCACTTGTTCAAAGCAGCAGGGTACACAATTGAAGATGACGTAGTATCAGCAAACACCTCAGTAGTCTACTTCCCAATCAAGTCAGGTCATCCAAGATCTGAAAAGGATGTAACATTGTTTGAGAAGATTGCACTTGCTGCAACTGCTCAGAAGTACTGGTCTGACAATGGTGTTTCTGTAACACTGTCATTTGATAAGGAAACAGAGTCAAAGCATGTTGTTCCAGCACTTCACATGTACGAGGGACAACTAAAGGCAGTTTCATTCCTACCAATGGGAAATCACACATATCCGCAACAACCATATACTCAGATTACTGAAGAGCAATATGAGTCCTATGTTGGTAAGTTAAAGCATATTGATTTTGCTGCAATTTACGACGGTGTAGATAATCTTGAGGCTCAAGGTGAGGCATACTGCACAACAGATTACTGTGAAATTAAAATAAACAAGTAGTCTTCTGTGGTAAAATAGACTTATAATGTCTACTCCGTCAAACCTATATGCCGAAAAAGTCTTTGCCGAGCACCCTACTGGGTTATGGTCATTAGACGATAATGCAGACTATATTTCTTTAATCTCAGAGTCTGACAGGATTCTATCCAATACTGCAAAGTGGGACATAGTTGGCGGAACAGTTGCCGACTATCCAGAGTCCATAGGGGAGCCATTTCTTGGCAGTTACGTTGGACGAATTACTGCAAATCAAACAGTTAGTAAGACTGCGTCTGTAATGCTGACAAGCAAAGATATATTTGACATAAAAAAGTTTAATAAATATCTTAGAACATTTTCTGTAGGGGCATATTTTTATTCAGAGACTGCATATATTTCTGGATTTGAAATTGGCTACCAGTATACAGATCAAACTAGTAATCAAATTATAACTCACCTCAAAAACTTTGATACAGTTGTAAATACCAACTGGGTCTTTATATCAGAAACTTTTGATGCTCCTCCAGATGACACAGCAATTAGACTCGTGCTTAAGATAAATTACGTAGGAGTAATTGCTTCAGAGAATGTTTTTAGAATAAATGGACTAACTTTAGGACAGTGGTCAGAAGAGTTTGCATCCACTTCTCTTGGAGTAAAGCCTGTAGATATAACTAATAAAAATATTGCATTATCTGTGAAAGATGCAGTAGTTGCAAGGTGTTACGGTCTTCAAGAGTTAGACGGGTACTACCTTGTGTCTGACAACATGCTAAAAGCAAAAAATGCTGGTATGCCAATTGTTTATGGAACCCCAGGGCACACAATTTTATATCCAAACAATAACCTTCCATCACTTATCGTTCCTGGAGTTGGTATGCTAAATGAGGTTGGACAATTCAAACAATACACACTTGAAACCTGGATAAGAATAAACTCCTACACAAATGCAACTAAAAGAATTATTGGACCAATTGGATCAAACGACGGTATATATGTAGATGGACCATCAATAGGAATAAAAGTCAACAACCAGTATAAAACAAACTACGTTGGTGAATGGACAAGACCAATGCTTCTTCATTTTAAAGTTGGCAAAGACGCTGCTTCTTTGTTGATTAATGGTCAAGAGGTAATCTCTATCTCATATTCACAAGATGTAGCAGTTCTTCCAAGCGAGTTAAACTCGGATGGAAAAAATCAAGACTGGATAGGGTTTTATGCGTATGATGATGTTTCTCCAATAGACATAGATTGTGTTGGCATTTATCCATACCTAGTGCCTAATGCTGTTGCAAAAAGACGATTTGTTTTTGGTCAGGGTGTTGAAATACCAGAAAATATAAATACATCCTATAGTGGAACGTCTATTGCAATTGATTATTCTTTTGCAGACTATACAGCAAACTACTCATACCCAGATACTGGTAATTGGAATCAAGGGTTTAGCGATAACCTTACAACTGCAAATAGAGCAATCTCAGTAGTTAACCACCCACTTCCCAAAGTTGTTCTATCATCAAAAACAGAGAAGCAGTTATTTCAAGACAACAAGGTTGCCAACAACACAGCCGACATATCAAATTTTTTCTACGATGCAAAAGATTATTTTTCTTTTAGACCAAATAGCACTTGGAATGATACTAATGGGCATCTTTTCTTTGAAAAATTTGACTTTTTGCAAACCCCTATCTCTGCATTTTATGGATGCTTCCAGTTAAGAGGAAATGTAACAGAGCCACAAACACTTTTTAAGATTGAAAAAGAAAACAAATCAAATTCTTTTGTTATACGGGTAAGGAATAATATCCTAGAATACGTAATTAACACCAATGGAAATTCAGAGACGCTGTATTCTTCGCAAGTTCTAGACGCAAACGACTTTTTTGAAGTTGGCATCAACATACCAAGGTTTGTAGAACTGTTTGGAAACCCTGTGGCAGAGTTCTTTGGATCTTTAGCAGATTTAAGACTATATGTTGCAGGAGAAAAAGATAACACTAAAACATTTACTGGTAAGGTATACAATGTTGGATTTGCAACAAAGTATAATTTTCAAAAAATAAAAACTTTGTTTAACTCAGTCGGAGTTCCAAAACTTCATGAAGACATATTTTTTATGTATCAAAATAATCAAACAATAGACATAGATGGTGGATATGACACAGTGTCTCTACCTCCTTACGGTGGTCTAACTGACTTAGTCCCTGGAGCACTCTCTGGTGGAGGGGTTATACCTTTAGAGGAAGATTACCTAGTTGAACATACAGCCAGTTATACATTGTGTCCAGACATTTTATTTGAAACATATACTCTTGCTGTTTCAGCCAATGGATACTGGGAGGACAACTTACCTCTTACCTATTTTGCAGAGTCAGTTTTTGACACAAGGGGGGATCAGTATTTTGATCTTGACTTTATACAGTTTAACATAAACTATCCAATCCCATCAAAAACAATTGCCATAGAAACAAACCCAATTGATTGGACATACGCAGATCTTGCAAATGAGTATGGAGTTCCAGTTCAAAGAAGTTATGAGTCACTCGATAACTATTTATTTACAGGATATAACGATTATGAAGATTTAAAAAATAAGATATCAAAAGATTACAAATATGACACAGATGGAGCATTAGTAAAAACATATGTTACATTTCAATATACAGAATTAGGTGCTAACGCAGTAACAGATTATTTTGTTAAAATAGAAAGACCAGCAAGAAACGGAGTTTTGATTCCAGGAACCGATTGGATGACAACAAAATATGAAGTAGTAGATAACATGATTATCTATCCACCATCAGGAGTTGACTTTAATGACCTATCAATTGTTACACACATAGACGTAAATGTAAAAAACTCTTTAATCAATAACGTCAGCATTAAGAAATTGTCTTATGCTTCTCAAGCATTAAATGAATCTGACGCAAGCCCAATAGGAACAACATTTGGAACTCCTATTTATCCATACACAAAAACTGGAATTTATTATAACTTTAAAAAGAACAATCCTTTTTCAATTTATACAGGATCATCACCATACTTATATTTAACAAAGACAAGCGGAGTACAACTAAAAGGAACATATGATCCGCTAGTAAATAGAGGTCTTATGATTCCAGTCAATACAAGCAGAGCAGACGGGTTTAAAGTAATTGCCTTGCAACTTGCCGTTAGGTTTGATGGTGAGTATTTCCCATATGCTCCAACAGAAATATTTGAGATAGAAAGTAAAGAGTCTTACATAAAGTTCTATATGGTTGCTTGTGACCCAAGCGGAAGACGAGCAAAAGTATATGCCATAGATACAAAAACTGGACTAGTTCAAGACGGCATTGGTTTTTATTGGAACGGAAAGATAGTAAGAGAGCCAGTTATATCATTAGAAGACTGGGGATTTTTGGGAATTGAGTTTGCAGATAGTTTAAACTTTTCATATTTTGAGGGGGCAATAAGATTGACTGGCCCACTGTTATTTAACAACATTTCTTTCTATCAGTCAACAAACTTGCAAGAAGTCCAGAATGTAGCAGAGAGACCATGGTTTAGGGTTAAGGTACTAAATGGTCTAGACTTGGACTGGAAGTTCTGGAATACTGGTTCGTTTAACTGGAATAAGGTACTGGTTTTATCAGAAACAAGTTATTATGGGGTAAACCCTTCTGAAGTTTATAAAAGTTATACTGGAACAAACAAGATCATAGTCGATACTGATAAGGTTTTACGTCTAGGCAATTACAAATATACTGCCTATTCGGATGTAAATTGGAACCAGGTAGTAGTAGATCCAGTTTGATATGGTATACTTATGGTTATGGATTCATTAATAGACCCAAAAACTGGTCAACCAATTGTAAAGAATGTAAGACGACAAGTCATTGAAAAAAACTATGACTGGGGTCTTTATGTGTATAAGAAGGCAAACGGCAAGTGGTTTACAGATGGCAATGGCTCTGTGCTTAATATTCCTTCAGACAAAAACGATATTTCAAGAATGGCAGAATTAAAAAAGACTGCAATGCATTATGGAGACCCAGGAGATGGTACCTGTGTGTTTGTTCCAGGACTAACAAGAGTTTCTGAAGAAGAGTATTCTGAGCAAGTTGATAGACTAAACGCTGGACTTATTCCTTCTCTAAATGACCTTGGTGCAGTTCAGGCAGCAAAAGATACTATTGCTAAGTATGGAGACGAGGACTAATTATGGAATATAATGAGTACGAAATCGGTGCAAGAATTGATGATGCAATAAAGAAGGATGACACCTTTTCAAAGTCAGATCCATTTAATGGTAACTGGGATACACTAAAGTCTCTTGACGGACTAGAAGCAAATTTTAAAAGGCGCATCAGCAGATCTGCAACCAAGATGGTTGAGCCAACAACACAATATACAACTGCAGCACTTGCTGGAAAAAGCGGTATTGATGGAGCACAGTCAAAAGAAATAAACCCAGGGTTAGTATATGTAAACGGCTACGGAATGTTCGATGTCATTACACCACCATGGAACCTTTATGAATTAGCAAACTACTATGACACTTCATTTGCAAACCACGCAGCAATTGATGCCAAGGTAGAGAACATCGTTGGACTTGGTTATGAGTTCAAGGTTTCTCAAAGAACAATGATGAGACTTGAGTCATCAGAAGATAACAGTGCAACACAGAAGGCAAGAAAGAGAATTGAAAGAACAAAGATTGAAGCAAGAGACTGGCTAGAGTCACTTAATGACGACGACTCTTTTACAGCCACAATGGAAAAGGTTTACACAGACTTACAGTCAACTGGAAATGGTTACCTTGAAATTGGTAGAACCACTCGTGGAGAAATTGGATACGTTGGACATATACCAGCGACAACAATGCGAGTAAGAAGAATCAAAGACGGCTATGTTCAGATCATTGGAAATAAGATTGTCTACTTCCGTAACTTCGGAGCAAAGAATCCAAACCCACTAACAACAGATGCTAGACCAAACGAGATTATTCACTTTAAGCAGTACTCACCTCTGAATACATTCTACGGAGTGCCAGACATTATGTCGGCTATCAACTCATTACATGGAGACTCACTTGCCTCACAATATAACATCGACTACTTTGCAAACAAGGCAGTTCCAAGATACGTTGTAACATTAAAGGGTGCAAAACTTTCTGGAGATGCAGAAGATAAGATGTTCCGATTCTTGCAGACAAATCTCAGAGGGCAGTCACACAGAACGCTATATATTCCACTTCCAGGTGATAGCGAAAATAACAAAGTTGAATTCAAGATGGAGCCCATCGAAGACGGCATACAGGACGGCTCATTTAAAGAGTATCGTAAACAAAACCGTGATGACATCCTAGTAGCACATCAAGTACCACTATCTAAACTTGGAGGTGGCGATTCTGGATCTATAGCAGCAGCACTTGCACAGGATCGTACCTTTAAGGAGCAGGTTGCAAGACCAGCACAGAGACAACTTGAAAAAATGATCAACAAGATTATTCGTGAAAAGACAGATATCATTGAGTTTGTATTTAACGAGTTGACACTGACAGATGAGATTGCCCAGTCTCAAATTCTTGAGCGTTACGTTAAGAATCAGATCATGACTCCTAACGAAGCAAGAGTTGTTTTGGATATGCCACAGAGAGACGGTGGAGATGAGGTCCTAGACCTTAAGCCAGAAGCAGCAGCAGAGGCAACCACGACAAGAGCAAGAGACGCCGAAAGAACAAATAATAATTCTGACAGTTCATCGACTGTCGCTGGACGAAACCCAAAAGGTGAAGGAAGAAAAACTCCTTAATGTCCAATTTGTCCACAATGTGATACTTATATAAAATGGAGGGTATAATATAATGGTGAGCAATATATCCAAGGCCCATTGGAACTCAGATGGGGAAAATTTACGTCTTTCCATGCCACTTACTAAGGTGGACAAGGAGCGTAGAATCGTTTCAGGATTTGCATCTTTAGACAATGTTGACAAGCAAGATGACATTGTAACAGCAGAAGCATCAATGGATGCGTTTGCAAAATTCCGAGGGAACATTAGAGAAATGCATCAGCCATTAGCAGTAGGCAAGATGGTTTCATTCAAAGCAGATAAGTATTTTGATCCAGACTCAAAGAAGTTTTATAACGGAGTATTTGTATCAGCATATGTTTCAAAGGGTGCACAAGATACTTGGGAAAAAGTTCTAGACGGAACACTAACTGGTTTTTCTATTGGTGGACGTATGAACAAGTGGGATGAAGGGTTTGACGAGAAGTCAGACAAGGCAATTAGAATTATTAAGCAATATGATTTGATTGAGTTGAGTCTTGTAGATTCCCCAGCAAATCAATTTGCAAACATTGTATCTGTTGAAAAAGTTGACGGAGTAAATGTTATTAAGGGTGACGAAACAGTTTTAGAGAATGTTTTTTATGATAAGGAATCAGGTCTCGTAATGGTTTCAGAAAATGAGTCAGAGGTAAGCCCAACTACTGGTGAGCAAATGGAAAATATAGGTTTCGTTGAAAAAACAGATAATGAAAAGACAGACATGATAAAATTCTTAGTTGATAGTGCTAAAGGCATTAATACTTCTAAGATTAACAAGGAGGTACAACCTATGACAAAATCAAAAACACAAGTTGAAAAGACAGATGTAGTTGAAGATGTTGTGGTCGCTCCAGAGGCAGATGCATCAGTTGCAGAAGTTACTGAGGAAGTTGCTAAGGCAGAAGAGGTTGAGACAGCAGATGTTGTCAAGACTGATGAAGTTGTAGCAGAAGAGATTGTAAAAGCAGAAGATGCTGAAGCAGTCGAGGCAGTAACAGAAGCAG